AATAAGTATAAGCGCACGGTCTAGCTCATTTTGTGATTTTCCGAACTCGAAAAAAATGCTTTCATCGTCGAGCACACACGGGGAACACTGGTTCATTTCTTCGTTCATGTCAATTTTCCTTTTGATGTTTTAGAAGTTAATCCCGCAACTTCAAAACGGTATGTCGTCACCCTCAGTGGCAGAAGGATTATCGCGGCCGCTTCCACCTGTTGGCGACTGACCCTGCTGCTTGTCTCTAGGCTCAAACAGGCTAACAATTAAGTTTGATCGATTATCAAGATTCGGCACGCCAGCCGGGTTAAACGTCCGGTCTAGTAGCAAGTATGGGCCGTTCGGACCTTCTAGCACAGCGCCCACGTTCAAATACCGCGATTTAGTTTCCCCGTTCGATTGGTATTCGCCGACTTTAACGGATACATCGTATTTCTTATTTGTCATTTTATATCCTCAAGTAAGCCCATTCCAATTCTTGCGGACCGCCGATCATTCTCAATATCGCTTAAAGCAGAGTTCACAATTTGTGCTATGCCTTTTTTACTCCTAAACTCCCAATAAGCGCAGTTAGATTCATTCATCGCCTCAATGTCAGCCACAAGAGATGATCTTTCATCATCGCTCAAAGACTTGATATATTTTTCGATATTAAAAACAGCCAAGCCGATTACGGACGTTATTTGTTTGCCTCTTTTGGTTCTCTGGTTACTCATTTTCTAATCCTTTATTTGATTCGTGCTTAATTGCCCAAGAATTTTTCTATTGCTTGATTAAGTGCATTGCCTGTAGTGCCTTTAAGCTCGACGCCAGCAGTCAAACCGTCCACGTATCCGCGCTGATATTCAGTTAATGCCACGTTCGTTCTGGCTGGCGTAGCGGCTTCCGGTTCGGTCTGTAGCTATGACTTTTCCCTCGACTTCAATGTTTAGTGATGGTAATTTATTCTCCATTTTCATTCTCAGGTTTCAATTGTTAAATATCCCAGCTCAATCAGGCGCTCACGCTTTTTATCCAGATTTGCAATAAACGCCTGCATTTCTTTTTCTAAGCACTTGATGAAATCATTATCACGCTCGACTGTGATCAAAAATTCAGGCATTCCAGGGCAGTACGACAAGAAGTCCGACCGCTGCCGACCGCAGACCCAAAGCTGACCTTGCACTTGCGGAACGTATGCCGCCGGAAGCTTACCGGCCAGCAGGTAGCCTACGTGCGTCGACGGCTTCGGGCACTTGATCTCCAGCAGCGTATCATCACCAATCAGTCGGTCAGGACTGCAGCCGTAGCGACCTGCGTCTACAAACCCCACCGTTTCAGGCTCAACGCCCTTCTCGAACGCATACCAAGCGGCGGCCTCAGCTTCCATCTCAATCCCGCGCTGCATCCATTCTGTTTGCTGAATGCTGTCAGTTGTGCCGGTTATCATTTCAGCCAGCAGCGTGTGCATGTAGCCAGCCGCCTGAGTGGACGGCTTGCCGGTTGACGAGACGATCTTGCCGAAGTTCGAAGCCGTCGGCTTGCCCAGCCTAGCAGCAAGCCATTTGTCGGACCCCTGTTCGCAGTCGATGAATTTAGCTTCCACGCTTGCGCTCCAGATTTTTTACGACCAGTTCGTACATGTCGTCAGGCAGGTTATTCACACTGCCGTCTTTCACGCCTTTGGTTTTCAGCCATTTCACCAAATTGCCTTTGGCCGCTTCGTCCAGCACTTCATCCATTAGCGCCACGATGTTGGACAATTGCCCATCGTCGATTACTTTGGCTTCATGCGGTTTCATCGAATCAGCGTCAGCGGTGCCGTCAATTGCAAACAGGCCGTTTAGGGCGTACTTGCGAGCATAGCTGGACGCGCTGCCGGTGATCTGGCTGGCGTCCATGCCCTTTTTGCTCAATTCTTCGCGTGCGAATGCGCTTACTTCGACCGATTCCTTGCCGTCGGTAATCTTGGCAATTGCCTGAACATAATACCGATCACCTACCAACTGAATCTGGTCGGTTAGAAGTATGGTCAGGCCGGAATCACCCAAAGCGGCTTTGGCTGCCTGCAAAATGCCCTCAGCAGTCCGGTACTTATAACCGCCGAATTCATTGGTCTCGCCTTTTGGAACAGCAATTTTAAGCTGTAAATCATGCAGCTTTTCATAGATTGTTTTATCACTCACGCATTACCCCCTGCAATCCGCTCTATCTCAGCGTCTAAATGCTGACTAATGTATTTGAGCTGGCAGTATTTCAACAAGAAACTAAGCAGCCGGCCGGCTTCGGCTGTATCTCCAGCCTGTAGCGCCTGCATCATGGCCTGATTCGTTTCGCAATTCAGGCTCATTTCATCAATCAGGTACTCGCTTGCGGTCGCTGTCTCTCGCATAAACCTTACGGCAAGATTTTCCTGTGCGTCCAGCTCGTACAGCGCATGCAGCTTTTCAGCAATATCCTGCTCATTCAAATGCTGCTCTAGTGCAGCCGTGTTTCCGTCAATCATTTCAGCTCCTTAATTAGCTCTAGTAGGTCGTCGCGTTCTTGTTGCCACGCAGCCGATTCCGCAGCCGAGTCCGCAGCCGAGTCCACCGAGTACGCAGCCGAGTCCGCAGCAAAGTACGCCGATGCCGTAGCCGATTCCGCAGCCGATTCCGCAGCCGAGTACGCAGCCGAGTACGCCGAGTACGCAGCCGATTCCGCAGCCGAGTCCGCAGCAAAGTCCGCAGCCGCCCACGCAGCCGCCCACGCAGCCGAGTACGCCGAGTTCCAATCTGGATCATTGCCCACCAGTGCCTGCTCGTGGCAAACCAGCACGCCAATTATTGCTTTATTAACGTTTTCGCCGTGATCTTCTTTAAGCAGCCTGCCCATGCGCCGCACGGCCAGCTGGTGCCTTAATGGCGCTACGTCTATACCCACCGGCAATGCAGCGTAAAACTGCTCTGCAAGAAGCCTGCTATCTTCCGAGGGTAAACGCTGAAACATCCGATCAAGATAGCGGAACAGCCACTCGTCGTTAGGCGTACCAAACAGACGAGCCAATTCTTTGCGATCATCGTATTTGGTCTCGCCTAAAGACATATTTTTTAATCTCGCCAAGTCATATATCGAGCAGCCAACAAAACAGCCATTAAAGACTTCATTTTCAATGGTGTGGTATCGACCCTTAATAAATTCATCCTTCTCGCGATGGCTAATGGAGAACTCCACTAGTAAACGCTTTTCTTCCGGATCGTTGTTAAATGTTGTCATTACATTCTCCTTTCAATTCCCGATAGTCCGGCCAGCCATGCTCGCCGTTTGTGTCTTCCCAAATTTCGACCATTTTGCAGTAGAAGGCAAATTCTTGGTCGGCTTGGTGTGCGTCGATGTTGCTGATTGATGCGTAAGTAATTGCACCCACCAAGCCAATCAGCGCGGCCAGCAATGCTCCAGTTCTTTTCATGCCGAATCCATCCGCGCCTGGCGAATCGCTGCATACACCGCGTCAGATTGGCGCTCGATTGCACGCTGTGCTGGTTCATGGAATCCGATGGCCGCATCAAGCTGGCCTAGAAATTCTTCTAGCGCTTCGACATCAAGCGAGCCGTTCGGCTGTTTGCTGCGGGTGGCTGCTAGGCAAGCCAGCCACAGATTGATTACTGGTGTTACATTCTTATGCTTCATGTTTTGGTCTCCGTTTGTTTGTGTTGCATTTGTTGAGACCAATATTACTACAGCCGGTTCCAGTTGTCAACACTAATCGTACTTTATTTATATTGCACATTCCATACGAATGGTGTATAGTGCGCCAATGGAAAAAACAATCAAGCAATTTATTGAGCGGCTCGGTGATCCCATCGCAGCTAAAATTGGCGAAGTTAAGCCAGGCACGGCAGCCGCCTACAGACTAGGTAAGCGCGTGCCCAGCCCAGAGGTAGCCCAACGCTACGTTGATACGGGCTTGATTGACTGGGAAGGGATTTATAGCCCGATCAGGAATGGTAGAACAAAACAACCCTAAAGGAGCAGGAAAATGAACGAAGAACTGAAAACTGCGCAGCTAGACTTTTTGCAACTGAGACTGATCCGCACCGGACAAAACATTCTAATCCAGCAGGGTCCGGAGCAGGTGGAAGTGACGCGCCCGATGCTGGATGATGTGATTCGATCTTTGAAGCAGATGGGCGAACAGATCGACGCAGACCGAACCAAGGTGACAATCGAAAGACTGAAACAGTCGATTAACACTTGACGGTCAGCCAGAACTAACATAAGATCACCACTGGCTATCGCAGCCAACCGGGTCTGACAGCCCAAACAATTGAGGAATTTATGAAACTTTTCCAAGAAGATCACTCGCAGAATGCCGTTTTTCAGCTTCCCCAGCTGTTCCTCCCGGCTCTGTCAGCTGTGAGTGATCTTCTTAATGAGGTTTTAAGATGAGCAAACCGATCTTTTCATGGCGTCATGCCGTCCTTGAATCCGACCTGCATGCGACAACCAAGCACGTTTTATTAACGCTTTCTTGTCACATGAGCGCAGCCGGTGATAGCTGTTTTCCGACTATTAAAACTACTGCCAGAGAATGCAGCCTGTCCAAAAGGACGGTAATCACGCATATTCAGAAAGCGAATGAATCAGGCTGGCTTTTAGTTGGTGTTCATGGCTTCGGAGGAAAGAAATGGCGGAGGCACGAATACGCTGTCGCAATACCCGAAGGTGGTGAACCTAATGACACAGAGGTGGTGAACCTAATGCACGAAGGTGGTGAACCTAATGACATAAAGGTGGTGAAAGAGGTTCACTCTAGTACTTCAGATAACTCCACACTAAGTACATCATGCGAATTGCCTATCGGCAACACGCCCGCAGCCGTCGTACCGATTAAAAAAATAATCAACCTTTATCACGAAACATGCTCGCAAAACCCTAGAGTGATCAAAGTAACCCCAGCCAGAGCACATATCATCAAATCTCGCTGGAGAAACGAACTGACCAGCTTGGAAGATTGGGGGCGGTATTTCAACGCAGTCAGCCAGAGTTCATTTTTGACCGGTCGCGTACCGGCCAACGGCAACCGATCGAAACCTTTTGTCGCAGACATAGACTTTTTGACCAAGCAGGGAAACGTGGTGAAGGTAATGGAGGGTAAATACGATGATTGATCCAATTCAACCGCCGCACAGCCTAGACGCCGAACGTAGCCTGCTGGGCGCAATGATGCTGTCGCAGGACGCAGCCGACAAAATTAGCGGCTGGATCAACCAGGCCGACTTTTACACCGAGCAGCACCAGATGATATTTTCGGCAATCCGAGAATGCCACCCAAGCGCGGATGCTGTGACGGTTGCCGAATGGTTCGCCCGCAAAGGAAAGGGCGATCAGGTTGAAAACGGCGCATATTTGACCGGGCTGGCAAACGACACGCCCGGCATATCGAATGTAAACGGCTACGCCAGAATCGTGCGCGAGAAGTCTGATGCACGGAAACTGGTTGACATTGGTATGAGAATATCGAACGAGGCATTCACAGGACGCCCGCCAGCCGATTTGATCGACGAACTACAGGGATATGTACTGGACTGGACGAAAACGGGCTTAAAGAGCTCACGCACAGTCCAGCAGGCCGCCGCCGATTGGTTTGACCGAATGAGTGAACGATCTGAGAACAAAGAGCAGATCGACACCGGCCTTGTGGACGTTGACCGGATATGGCATGGAATGCAGTCTGACGAGTTCATAATTCTGGCCGGTCGTCCTGGCATGGGCAAGACCGCCGCCCTTTTGACCATCTTGAATAACGTCTGTCGTGACCATCACGGGCTTTTTTTCAGCCTAGAAATGAGCGCTGAATCGCTAGTCAAGCGAATGGTCGGCGGTGGACGGATACCGGGCTGGAAGCTGCGGAACCCGTCAAAGCTAGAATCAAACGACTGGCCTGAACTGATCGCCGGCACTCAGGCGCTTAAATCCAAAAAGCTGATCATCGACGACACCGCAGGATTGAGCATTCAGAACATCGCATCACGCGCACGACTGGCAAAACGCCAGCACGATATTAAATTGATCTGCGTCGATTACCTACAGCTAGTCACGGCCAAATCAGAGAACCGGCTGCAAGAAGTCTCGCTGGTTAGTCGGCAGCTGAAGAAGCTGGCTAAAGATTTGCAGGTGCCGGTGATTGCAACCGCACAGCTTAATCGAGGCGTTGAAGGCCGAGCAGAAAAGCGGCCGACCCTTGCTGACCTTCGGGAATCAGGCCAGCTTGAGCAGGACGCTGACATCATCACGTTTTTATACCGCGGTGGCTATTACGACGAAAACGACAAGACCGGCGTAACGGAATGGATTACAGCAAAGCACCGGGATTCAGAGCCTGGCAACGCTTACACGGTATTTAATCCCCGCAAGCAGCTATTTGTAAACGCAGATCACGGACTGGTCAACCAATACCAGAACCGCGAAACGGCTGTGACCGGACAATCAAAATTCATGCAACAACAATCAGGAGAAATGAAGTGAGCAAATTAACAAGAATAGAAATGCTAGTACTGAGCGTGCGGTTTCGGGGCGCTTATGAATTTCAGATCAAGACCCCTTGCGGCTGGAAGATCAATTTAAACGGACGCTATAACAGCGACGCTAAATATCGCCTCTACCCAATCTTACCCAAAGGTTTACCAGAGCCAACGCAGGAAATGATTGATCGGGCAGTGGTTTATGTTGGATGCAAACCAAATACCCGTCCGGTTTTCAGAGGCTTTTGCTTTGACTCCACCTGGACTTTTGGAGAGTGGGCTGGGACAAACAATGGCCACTACTGCATCGACCCAACCGACCCACAAGCCGACAAACTATTTGCAAGATACCAACAATCATTGAAAGGAGAAACTGAAATGACCTACAGAAAATTAGAAGTGTATGAAAAGCCGGAAGCCGAGCAGCCTGAGTATCCGAAGTTGCATTTAGACCGTGGCGGCTACCTTGTGCTCAAAAATAAAAATGGGAAAATTGTCGGTGAGCTTGCCTGCATTGACGATGGGTGCTTGGTGCCGAATCGTTATTGTAAGGGATCTTTACAAAGGAAAGGAATGGCCACAGACTGGGCACAATGGGAAGAGGACGGCTCGATTAAAAGAGGGGAGCCGGTATGAAAACCTCAGACGCCGTAGCCGCTGAAATCGTCCGGCTGCATAACGCAAATTTAGACGAGGTGCAACCATGAGCAACCAAAAATATAGCGAAGCAGATCAAAAACTATGGGATATTTATTATGGCCAAGTGATCCAAGCCTTTCTTACGGCTGATTACGACTGTTGGAAAGGGTCAATGCATAAGGTTGCATTTGACATGACCGACAAAATGATGATCGAGCGTTCTGAGCATCTAAGCAAGCAAGAACCAGAGTCAGCCGAGCCGAAATCTGTACTACCGGAAGGCTGGTCTATCGAAGAGTCTGTTCACTTCAAGTACTTGATAAGATATAAAGATCGTATCAAGATTGAAGTGCGGTCACCAGAATTTTCGACCAGCATTCGCGAGGAAGTTTTCTGGCGATTGCTCCACGACATTCATACGCAGGAGAACCAGCAATGACCGCAAGAAATAGGAATTTACACACGCTGACGGGACTACGGCCTATCACGACTGGCGGGATGGCTGGAATGATGCGCGGTTGATGGATGAGGCAGAATCAGCGTGAGCATGACTAATGAAAATTGAGAAAATAGGAAATGCAACACTGTATTTAGGTGATTGTCTTGACGTTTTGGAAGAAATTGCTGATGACGGTTGCAACTGGTGCGTTACGAGTCCTCCTTACAATCTGAAAAAAGAAAAAAACAGGGTTCCGACAACGGCTGCAAGCGCTGCAATGAGCGCAAAATATGATGCTTGGTATGACGATGACATGGTTGAGTCTGAGTATCAGGAGGGTCAGAAATCAGTTATTAGACAACTGCTTCGCGTTTGCACTGACAGTGTTTTTTATAATCATCGGATTCGGTATGCGTGGCACTCTAGGAACAAGGACGCGCCCGAATGCCGAGTGCATCACCCAATGCACTGGCTTTCTGATTTTCCTATTTGGTGCGAAATTGTATGGGACAGGCGAGGAGGATCGACACCAACTGGCCGTTATCAGCAAGCGCACGAGTTTATCTACCAGCTAGGCAAACCGCGCCAAATACACAGATCAATGGGCATGCTTGATGTTTGGGCTATTGCGCCGGACTCAGGAAGCGGACACGTCTGCGCTTTCCCTTCTAGGCTTGTAGAAAACTGCCTTGCGCCGCATGCGGTATCGGGGGAAACTGTGATTGACCCATACATGGGAAGCGGCACAGTTGGAATTGTCGCTAAGTCGCTCGGACTTAAATTTATAGGTATTGAAAAAGACCCGGCAAACTTTGATCTGTCATGCAAGCGGATCAGTGAGGCTCAAGGTCAAATGAGGCTAATAAAATGAACGAAATAAAATTAAACAGAATAATCCAATCAGCTATGGCCGCAAGCTTTGCGCTAGGCATGCTGATCGGGATTGCTGGGATGGCGCTTTGGCAGGAGCGGAAGCAGTGAGCACCAGACGCCGTGAAATAGAATTTGAATGCGCTGATCTATCACAGACCGACGCCGCCCTTACATGGTGCCTGACCATGATCAAAAAAGGCTTACCGGCCGGCCCTGTCGTTATCAGGCTAGGCAGGCTCCGGCGCACGCTTGACCAGAATGCAAAGCTCTGGCCGATGCTTGAAGACGTTGCCAGCCAGGTCGAATGGCAGGGCGTTCGGATGAGCAAGGAGGACTGGAAAGATTTGTTCGTAGGCAGCCTGAAGCTTCAGCGGCCATTGATGGGAATCAGCGTCGACGGCGAACCACCCGGCATTGTGATGATCGGCGGGGGCAGCAGCAGGCTTAACATTCGGCAATTTTGCAATTTGATCGAGTTTATCTACAGCTTCGGATCAGATAATGATGTTGTTTGGAGCGAGAAATCAGAGGAATCTATGGAATATGCGCGGGATAAGATTGACAAGGATTCGGCATGAGCGAGAAAACCAAATCACAAGCCGAAAAGAACTACCACGAGCACATCGCCAGCCTGCCTTGTGTCCTTTGCACCGCGCTAGAGACACAGCAGCGAACCGCGACAGCTGTTCACCATATCCGAGAGGGCCAAGGATGGTCGCAGCGTGCGTCACACTGGCTAGTCTGTGCGTTGTGCCACGACTGCCACCAAGGGCCGAACGGGATACACGGTGATCGAACCTTGCTGAATATACTGAAACTAAAAGAGCTGGACTTGCTGGCGTTTACGATTGAGGCTGCGAATAAATGAGCGCTGTAACTGTAGATGACTTTAAAATAATGCTAGGTTGCAAGAAAGACTGCGAACTAGCCAAAAAGGTCGGCCTGCATCATTCGACGATATGCGCCTGGAAGCGTAATGGATTCGTGCCTCGCAAATACGTCGAAACCCGCTCGAAATACATGGCACAATTATGATCTACCCAATCACGCCAGTGCCAAAGCCGAGAATGACGCAGCGCGACAAATGGGCAAAGCGCCCGGCTGCCCTCAAGTATTGGGCGTTTTGTGACAAAGTGAGATTGAACGATCTGCTGCTGCCAGATTGCGGCGCGGACATTG